TGTTAGTTACTTGGACTCTTCGGTAGTATCTGTTTGAGGACAAAGCAGTTAAACCGTCAGCAGTAATGCTTCCAGTTCCTGTTACGTCTGATCCAGCAAAAGGATTCGCAACTAAACCATATCTGGTCTTAAATCCAATCTTGGGCTGGAAAGAGTTTTGTCCAACTGCTCTTACCATTTGTAATGGTACATAAGGGCAGTAGAAAATACCTGAATCGTACGGTGAAGTTCCTTTATAACCGCAAACATAATATTGTTTAGTAGGACTTGCATTTGAAGCTAAATTAGCTGCATATGGGTCTATATAAACTTTAAATCTGCCGTTAAGAACACCAGCGAAAGTATTGCCTGTGTCATCAACGTTTAGGTTATTAGAAAGAGCAGGCGTATAATCTAATACACCAGCCATTTGTAGAGCAGAGGCAACATCTGAAGAACAGATAATTAAATTACCTTTTCCTCTTCTTGTTCTCTGAGCGACAACATTAGCATCCCGTTCTACTTGGAACATTAAGCCTTTGAATCTCTCTACGGACCATCTACCATTTGAGTCAGTATCTAAATCAAAGATACCAGCAGTAGTTGTGTTAATAGCAGCGTCTGAATTATCGTTGTCAGCAGCTCCAACTTCAGCAGTTCTATAGACACTTCTTATTACTTCTCTATTGATTTCTGCAAGAATTTCAGCTGAAAGAATATTTGATAATTCTGTTTCAGCATCTAATCCGTGGATTGCTTTCAAGTCTTGAGCTAATTCCATCGTGTACTCTGCTTTCAGAGCTCTTGATTTAGCAGTAACAGTTGATTTCTCAATTGAAAATGCCATTTCAGCGAATTCTGAACCGTCTGAACCGTGGCCTAAGCCTTCAGCAGCAGCTGTAGTCATTCCAGTTCCAGTAGTGTAGTTTGGTCCTGCACCAGGAATTGGAGCGTCATTTAGCACAGCAGGGTTTTCACCTGTGTGTGCGGTACTAGAAAATCCTTGTTCACTTGATCCCGCAGCCGAACGACCAGTAAAGTCGGTATCAGCTTCATTAAACAATGCTTCTGTTCCAGCTTGGGATGCATATCTGCTTCTCATAGCAAATATTAATCCTGTTGGTCCTGACATTGGTTGCACGCCACAAATGTCGTATGCAATCAAGTTAGGCATAGCACGTCTAACTAGCGAAATAAGAATAGGATTCCAGTTTGATACACTTGAACCAGTAGCGTTAGCAGGAGCTGACTCTGATAAAAAAGCAGCGTCTTCTCTCATACTTTTCTCTTGGTTTTCAAGTATAACAGATGTAACAGCACGTTTGTAACCGTCCGTGATTTTTGGTAAATCAGGATGGTCCAATACAGGCTGCCATTTGTTTTGTATAGTTTCTGATAAAAACATAGTTCTATCTCTCCTCTTATTTGTTAGTTATAACTAACTATGAAGTTTTATAACTCCATAGAATTTATGAAGTTACTTAATATAACTTCTTAGCTTTCATTTTACTAATAGCAGCGGAGTATGCAGCCATAGAACCTTCTAAATTTGTAGGAGATTCTGTATTGGTGTCCGCCACATCATTATTTTCATCACTCGCTAATTTCTTTCTTGGGAAATAAGATTCTTTAACAGTTTCTAATTTCGCCTTGTAGTCTTCAGCGTCTTTATATTCAATATTGTCAGCCAAACCTTTGAATTTATCTTTTTCAGTATCCGCAAGGTCAGAACCTACATCTTGTAGGATTTCATCTCTTTTGAATGAACCGATTGTAGAATTTAATTCAACGTTTTCCTCAATTGATTTGTTAAGTTTTACTTCTAACTCATCAATTTTAGCTGCTTGATTATCAAGTACATTTTCCTTCTCTTGTGGAACGTCTATGTAATGATTATCAAATAAAGATTTCAGACCACCGATAAAATCTTCGGTGATTTCTGATTTCAATCCTTTTTCTATTGCTAACTCATTATCTTTCATCCATTGTTCTACAACGTAGTTAAGATAAGCGTCAACTTTTTCAGTCATTTCTTCTTTTGCAGTTTCAACACCAGATTCTACTTTAGACTCATACTCGTCTTCCATTCTGATAATTTCATCTGCAAGTTTTGTTTTGACTGCCGCTTCAAAAATTGTAGCAGCTTTTGTTTTAAATTCATCTGATAAATCAGCGTCATTTGAAACTAATGCTTTTACATCTTCTTTAACGTCAAGGTCTTTAATTTTATCTTTAATTTCTTGAGCTTTCAATTCTTTTTTCTTTTCGTCTTCTTCTTTCACTTCTTTTTCTTTTTCAGCTTGAGCTTTCAACTCTTTTTCTTTGTCTTTTATTTCTTGAGCTGTTAGTTCTTTCTTTTCATCATCTTCTTTTACATCTTCTTTATCTTTTTTAGCGTCAATTGCTTTCTTTAAAGCTGGTGGTAATTCACCTTCTTTAACATCATCTTTTTTATCGTCTTGAGCTTTCAATTCTTTTTTCTTTTCATCTTCTTTTTCGTCTTGCTCTGCAACTTTTTCCTTTTCTTTCTCAGCGTTTGCTTTTAATTCTTTTTCTTTTTCAGCATTTGCTTTGATTTCCTCAGGTTTCTTTTCATCTTGTTCTTTGACTTCTTTTTCAGAGTCATTTTGAGCTTTTAAAGTTGGCATACTGTCAGCTTTACCTGCACTTTTTTGGTGTGCGTCACCAGTAATATGGTTAACGCCTTGTGCGAAATCTGATTTTGGATCATTCGGATGCGTAACTGCTTTAGTAATTACGTTCTGAATAGTCGTACTTAAAGATTGAGCTGGTTGAGCAGCAACTGCGCCCTTTTTATGTGGATCTTCAGCCATTTTTTTCTCCTCTATCCTAATTAAATAATTAACATTTTGTTAATTATTATTTATAAAATTACAGTTTTTTAAGGAAATTTTCAAAAACACGAGCATTAACTTCCGCTCTTTGATGTCTGCTTGCCTGTTCAACTTGTAATTTTAATTCGTTTATATCTTGCTCTTTCAATCTCCCATTATCCCATACCCATTCTTTTCCTTCCATAATGCCTTCTACAAAGGCGTCTGGAGCACTTGGGTCTGCAACTATATCAGCTGCTGTAGCAAGGTAATAATCATCTTTGACATAATTGGCACCACTTCTTTGGTATAATGTGCCCATACCTCTACTTGAAACTCCTAATTTTGCACCCTCATCTATTAATGATTTCACTATTTTTCCATAAGGGGTATCTAAAATCTTAGCTTCTCCTAAATAATTTTTTCCGTCAGGATAGAGAGCCTTTATCATATGCGATACTCTTTCTAGGTTGACTGTGGGACCGTCTGGATGACCTAGTTCGCCAAAAGCTCTGTTTTTATTGATGAAGTCCCTATTATATCTTTGTACTTCTCTCTCTAGGACTTCTTGTGGATAGACTCTTCCATTTTTATTTTTCACATCCGCTTGCATAAAAATACCTTTGATGGCATAACTTTTTTTACCATCTTTGGTTTGTTCTACAATGTATTGTGCGTCTTGGATTTCTTCGGTAATTAATTTCATTTGTATCTATCTCTCTATTATTTATACAAATTTTTATCTAAACTCCGCAATTATCGTGTAATTATCTCCACTTGCAAAATTTTTTGTACTTAACAAAACATCACCTGTTGGAGTGGTAGCGTTGTTGGTAATTTCATTACCATCTGTTCTTAAATCCCATACTCCTTGACCTGATAAAAAACAAGCAGTAGCATTTGTTGTACCATCCCATACTAATTCTACACCTGATTTAGTATCAGCTGTATTAATTGACCAATAGAGTTTTGCAATAGTTCTATTGCCATCTTCGGTCATAAAAGTTAATGCACTCGCATCCACTTTTTTCACTAATGTTTCACCTGTGCCGTCTGATAAATTTGTAAGCTTACAGGTATACTTTACACCGCTTGTGTCTGCAATTGTCAATGTTGATACTGCGTCTGCCATTAGTTACTAAATCCTTTTTCTTTTCTAAATTCACATACTATATTATAGGTATTTACATTATTATCTGTAGTTAATAAAACATCTCCAGACGGTCTTGTTAATGTAATTCCTGTATCACCTTGTTTAATTTTTCCTTCGTCAGGTCTTAAACCATAATTTCCTCGGCCAGTTAATACTTTTGCTTCTTCATCTGTTTCAGCGTCAAAGTATAATGTCAAATTACCTGTGCCGATAATATCATAATATAAATGTGCTATTGATAAATTTGGTTCAGATGTTGCTTTTAATAATTCTGAAGCGTCTAATAAGACACCTTTTGTTTCAGAACCAGCACCTGAAGCTTTAACAATAGTCTTAAAACTATCATCAACCAATGTTGTGGATGATATAGCCATAGACTATTAGTTTCCAAAGCCAACAGACTTAACAAGTTCTAAATAAACAAAACCATCTGTATTGCTTCCTGGTGTTACTACTATATCAGCGTCTGTAGCATTTCCAGGTTTTGTAGCACCATTAGTAATCATATGTGCGTCAAAGCATCCAGTTGTACCACCTGCAAGGTCAATTGCTTCTACAACACCTGACCCAGTAAAAGTGATAGCACATTCTACATCTAAAGACCAACATACTTTTTTAATGTCTAATTGGTCTGCTGTACCTACAGAATTTGCTAAACTAGAAGCGTCAACAGTTTCAGCTGAACCATGGTCATCAAAGCTTATTAAAACTTTAGCGCCATAAGCATTGTCTGTTAAAACTCTTTGTGATACTGCCATTTTATCTCCTTAATATTGTTAATGTTTCTTTATCAAAATAATTCATTAAATCTTTAATTTTTACTTTATGTTTTTTTGCAGCTGCTTTGATATTTAATTCAAAGTCTGCTATAACATCAGCGTCATCATCAGCATTACGAAAAACCATATCTACGGCTTTTTTAAGTCTAGGCGTTAATTTATTATATTGCCTAGTTCGCTTATAATCATTACCTTCATTAATATTTTCGCTTTTAAATTTATTGAGTGTTTTTGTCATCACTCGGTACCTCTTCAGCAGGTGTTTCTATAGCTTCTGTTCCAGATTTTTGAACATTCTGAAACAATGTTTTAGCCACATCAACTTTCCTGTCATCTAAAGCTGCACTAACTTTATCACCAAGAGCACTTTTTAAATCTATTCCTGCTTGGTCGTTATTGCCTTTGTCAAGTGAATCAACAAAATTTTTTGTATTATCATTAGCCATTTAATTATTTATCTCCTATTTTCCTACAAACTTACTATAAGTTTGTTTTTTAATTCTTTTTTGAACATAATCAGCTGCGTCTGCTTCTGGAGATTTTTGTACTTTTGCTCCTCCAGCAGGTTGTGTAGCACCTGGAATACCTAAATTACCATCTCCACCATTTGGTGCTATTGTTTCGCTTTCAGCATTTTCTTTTTCTATCTGTTTATCATCATCCATTATATCTATTTCATTTTGTTTCAATATTTTTCTTCTAATATATTGTGTTGAGAAATATTTACCAATATAAGGTTCCATTAATTGTACTAAACTAACTCTTTCTTTCATCATTTCTGAATGTTTAAGTTCAGCAAAATAACCATCTTGTAAGAAATCATATCTAATTAATTGGCTTATTTCATCCCATTCTTCAACCGCTATAACACCTTTTAAAACTAATTGTGTTTTTAACAAATCATGGAATAAAGCAGTAAATTTCTTTCTTAATCTAGCAACAAATTTAGTAAATTTAACTTCATCTCTACTAATTTCAGCTGCTCTTCCAAGATTAAATCCTGTACCACTTTCTAATCTACTGATTGGTACATTAAGAGAACGATATAATTTTCTTTGGAAATATTCTATGTCTGCAATCTCTCCCAAGTTTTGTCCACCTGGTAAAGTAGTGATTTCAGTTCCTCTGCCACCTTCTCTACGTGGTAACCAAAAGTCTTCCAACATAGACATATAATTTCTATCATCTCTTATCTCACCTGTACTTGCGTCATAAACAAGTTTATTTCTATACCTTGCCATAACATCTCTTAAATATTGTTCAGCCTTAATTTTAGGTAAATTACCTACATCAATATAAAAAATTCTTCTTTCAGGTGCTCTTGCAATTCTGTATATTACAACAGCGTCCTCAATCATTCTTAATTGATTAACAGGTTTAATTGCCTTATGTAAATGTGATAAGACCATATTATGACTTTGGTCTATAAGTCCTGATGGACAATATGCGATTGAGTCTGTTGAAATTTGTAACCCACCTGCATTTGAAGTTGCTGTTGGGTGTATTCCTTTTTCATTAAATATATAATATTCTTGGAATTTATCTTGGAACGCAAACGAACCTGGCGTTCCATCTACTCTTGTTTTTCTGACCTCTCTTATTTTTTTAATTTTACGAGGATCAATATATCTTAATTCTGTTATACCTTTTCTTGTATCATCTTTATCAATAATTTTATGATAATGTAATCTTCCATCTACATACCATCGTCTAAAAATATCATGACCTTTAATATCAAAATTTAAAAGTCTTAATACTTCAGAAAAAGACTCTCTAATTCTTCTTTTTATAGCGTCGCTATATCTAACTTGATTTAAATTAACATTAACAGGTGCTTGATTTTCATTTACTACTATTGCTTCACTTATTATATCTTCAATTGCTAAATCACATTCAGGATGTAATGCGACCTCTCTATATCTTCGTATTAAATCCAATTCATTTCTTGCGCTTACGTCAAATCCTCCATAAGACGCAAAAAACCCACCAGCGGGGACGGTTTGTGTTCCGTCATCCGCTTGTGGTGGTACTATATTTTGTCTTGGATCAGTTGAGTGGGGTTTTACCCGCTCTATCTTAAACCCGAATAGCTCTGCCATTTTCTAATTACCTCACTTCTACTTATTATTTATTAGAATATTAAGTAGTCGTATCTGTTTCAAAGTATTGGTATCTATGAGTAGCACTAAAAGTTTCTACTGCATTATTGGTACCATAATCCAACGCAATATCATCTATTGTTGTTGGAAACATTCCTCTGAACGTGTACGATTTAATTATATTTCCATTCCTATCTAATTGGTCAATGAAAGAATCAACTTGATAATCAGCAGGATTAACAAGTCCTTCATTATCAGACATATTATTTATTCCATTTAACCATCTTTCATACGCTTTCCGAATTAAGAAGTCCGTATCATTTAAAACCGTGACAGCCCAAGTAGAAAAAGTTCTATCTCCTGCAACATAAAGCTCTCGTCCTCTAAATGGTATTGTAACTTCTCCAATTGTCATTCCTGGTAAAGATGAAGCTGAACAAAGAAAAGACATTGTTTCTGTTTCTCCGCCAACACTTGCAAATCCAGGGAAAGGCATTGTTACTCTAAATTGATTGGCACGAGCACCGCCGCCTCTTAACTTACTTTTAAAGTCATTTATATTTGGCATGGTTCTACGCTCCTATCACTTCTTCAAATGCAACACCTGTACGAGTTGCAACGAATTTGAGAGTTATAAAGTTAATGGATCTAGTAGGTTTAACGAAAATGTCAGCAACAAACTCATTTCTATCTATAACAGCACCAGTATTATTTGTGTCATCACAAACTACTAAAAAGTCTGTAACACCACGTCTTCCTTGAACATCACGTAGGAAAGGTTCTACTATATTTCTAAATTGAGCTCTTGTAAATTCATCATTGAATTCAAATAATTGGAATTTACTTGCTGTTGCAATTGCTTTTTCTAAAACAATAAACAATCTTCGTACATTTATTCTATCAAACGCACTAGGAGCAGATAATCCAGTTTTATCTCCAAACAAGACTGTGCCTTGTCCAGGGAAAGTAACTACAGGATTAATTCTTGCTCTGTATAATATATCTCTTTCAGTTTTATTGGGATTATATGCAATTTTAACTGCGCCTCTTATAACACCTCTATTAAATCCAGCAGGTGAGTACCAAGAGTCAGCAATTAAGTCTGTTCTTGCAGCTAGTCCAGCAGTATCTCCATTTAATGGTACATATCTAAATACGTCATTATATTTGTCGTATGTATATTTGTAACCAGAATCGAAAACTACATAACTTGAACTTCTAACAGCGTCAAAGAAACCTTTAACATTGGAAGTCTGTGTTGTAGAACTAGCGATATTAACAACATCGCTTCTTTCAGGTGAAGCAAACACTACACAATCTTTTCTATTTTCTGCAATAGTAATTAGATTGTCAACGTGTGTACTATCGCCTTTACCAGCGATTATTAAATTAACATCAACTGTTTCAGCGTCTTGCATTTTTTCATAAGCAGTTTTTAACTGTGGACCTGTAACTGCTGAACCGTCAGCACCTCCAGATACACTAGAAGAAATTAAAGTAGTAACAGCAGTAAATGTTAAATTTAAAGCAGCTGTTCCCCAATTTGATCCACTTGCATTATGATCCATCCAATACACATATTCAGATTGATTGTAAATAACATTTGGATAATAATTATCATCGCCTTGTGGAGTTTTTGCGTCAGAAGCTTTTGATACTGAATCATATACTTCTAAAACATCTCCAGCAGTACCTGTAATATCTCCATCTTCGTCAAGTACAACTACGTGTAATTCATCACCTGAACCGCCTTTATCAGAAACATATGGTGATGTTCCTGGAGCGCCAGTAACTAAATCATAATATTGCCATCTACGTCTAACAGCTGAGCCGTTAGAAACAGCAGTATGTAATCCGCCTACTTTTTCAGGATGTCTTACAATTGTTAATGTGTTGGTTGCTATATTTGTTATTCTATATTCGTAACCGCCTGCTTCACCAAAGTTAACTAAATCTCCTACTGAAAATCCAGTAGCAGAAGTTAATGTAACCGAAGTGTCACCGACAGCTAAGTTAGTATTATTTACTGTAGTCTTTGAAGTTTCTTCATACACCGTAGAAGAAGGACATACAGAAACTTTTAGGTTGTTACCCCAAGCTCCGCCTGTTCTAGCAGCCCATTCGCCAACAGAACCAGCACCAGCAGAATAATTATCCTGATAATGAGTTGTGTTTTTGATTTGTAAACCACTACCGTTGGCAGTCGCATTAAGTAAACCTGTTGTAGTTCCTCGGACAACTTTTAAATGATTTCCATACTGCAAAAAACTTGCAGCCGAAAAGAAATATTCAAAAGTATCAGCGTCAGGCTTTCCAAACGTATCTACTAAATCCTTTTCCGAAGTGATTGTAACCACTTCATCAATAGGACCTTTAACAAATTGTCCTGCAATTGCTCCAATAGATGTTGCAACCGCTGGAATTACGTTTGTTAAGTCTTTTTCTTGTACGAGAACTCCTGGTGAAACTTGAAATGCCATATATTTTTGTTCTCCTTATTAGCTAATAATAAGTATCAATTATCTCTACTGTTATTTATCAATATACCTTCCTCTACGGCATATCTCCTTTACGAATATGTACTGGAACCCAACGCTCACCTTTATCATCTATAATTACATCATCCTCTAAACCATCATCTAAAAATCCAAAAGGAGCCATATCTTGCTCTATTGCGTGTGCTTGGTCCTGATATAGTCTTGCTCTAACATCTTGGTCAGTTAATTCTTTAAAATATCTTTGATTTGATAACCAAGAAAATATAACTAAACAAGTTACTAAATCATCATTTGAACCTTCTTCTGCTTGCCAGGAATTTCCTTTTCTTATATATGTTGAAAGTTCTTCAATCATATTAAAATCTTGCATTATTAATTTATAAGATTCTAACAATACTTTTAAATTAGAACACCCTACTCTTTTAACTTGTTTGGTCATACGAACACCTAATTGTGTTCCTCTTTTAGAAAAACCACCACCTAATATTTGTCCTGCTCTTCCTTTCATTATACACATTAAAAGATTTGTGTATTCTAATTCATATTGTAAAGCGTCTGCTACTTGTCCACCTATATCATTTACTTCAATACATACGTGAGCATTATTATATTGTCTTGCTATTTTTTCTATTGTATGTGGAAATAATAAAGGTTTTATTTCATTATCTCTAAATTTTGCTACAATTTTATATGGCATTTTTGAAACATCAAATACAACAAAAGCAGAATAATCTTTTACTGTACCTCTTGCAACATCAACCGTAATAACATAATCATGGCTTTTAATTGGTCTTTCATACATATCTAAACCAGCACTTGATACTATTGGATTTATATGTGTAAAAGTTTTAATTATAGCAGGATTAATTAAAGTATCTACTGAACCTAAAAATTCACACTCAAACTCGGTAGCAAATTGTGCTTCGGAAGTATTTCTTATTGTTTCTTCCTTCCATTTATCATCTCTACCTGGAACTTCTGACCAATGTACTTCAATAGGAATATAATCATTTCTTTTATGTATAGAATCATTCCATAATTTATAAAACATATTCATTCCGTGTGGTGTAGATACCATCATAAGTTTAGAAGTTTTACCTGCTGTAATAGTAGGATAAACTGAACTAAAAAATTGTTCAGCTATATTCGCTGGTACATAAGCAAACTCATCTAGGAAAATAATATTAAATGCGCCGCCCCGAATCGCACTTGAAGATGTTGCAGCTGCGAGTATTTTACTATTGTTTTCTAATTCTAACGAACCTTTATTCCAATTTAATACACCTTGTTGTAAATAAGGAGGTAAATTCTCATAAGCTAATTGTAATCGTCCTAATAAATCTCTTGCTGTAGATGATTTATTAGCTAAAATTGCTACGTTAACATTATCATTAAATATAACATAATGTAATAAGTATGCTATAATGATAGTTGATTTACCTGATTGTCTAGGTAATTTGCAAATTGTAAATCTACTATTATGGAATGTATCTACCATTTTTTCTTGGAACTTATACATCTTTATAGGAATTAATCCTTTATCTAAAGTTACAATTTTAATATAACGTGAAATAAAATATATAGGATCGCCCATACATTTTTGAATTTCATTTATTTGCTCTTCGGTATATTCTTTTTGTGTATTGGCTTTAAATAAATTTGGATTACCTAAATAATGGTCTCTAAAATCTGTCATACGTTTTATCTTCTACTATAACTCCTTCAATGGCGTCATAACCTTTTGATAAAGCTGCATTAATTCTGCTACTACCTTTATATATAGAATACTGTTTTTCTTTATAAATTTTACCCTTAACACCATAACGCACAACAGGACTAATTGTATGTTCAATAACTTCTATAGGGTCATTCATACCATCATCTAACCAATTTTCTCTTTTATCTTTATCCAATGTATTAGGATAAGGATTTTTTTTAATATATGTCAAATCACTTATCCGAAATACTTGTTTCTTCGGGTGTGATGTTTTTGCTCTGTATATTTTCATCTTCTTTTTTTTGCACTTTTTTATTCTTTAATAGTTTATGTAAATCAGCAGATGAACCTACAAATAATGCTTGTTTAATATTTGTACTAACTTTATTGGGTACGTCTTTTAAAATTTGTAATTTAGTTTGCAGGTCTTGTAGTTTATCTACAGTATCAGCAACCTGTTTGATTAAATTACCTGCAACCTCATATGCTCTAGGGTGTTGACTTTCATTTGCAATATCTAATATACCTTGTATTGCATCCTGACCACGCTCAATTAAATTATAGTAGTTCTCCCTACTATATTTGTAATCATTTTCAACATCTTTTTTGTCTTTATCTTCCATCCTAGGAACAGGAGGAGTAAATTCTTTTTTTATTACCTGTTTTGTAACAGGTTTTTCCTCTTGGGTAATGATACCTAAAGCTTCATTTATTTTGTCGTCTATACTCATAATTATTCATCACTATCAGTTACTGGATTATAATTCTTACTATCGGTATAATCTGTTATTGTTGTTGTAAATCCAAAATCATCATCAGCGTCAGCTGTAGTTGGCTCTGGAACTATATTTATTCTTAATTCTCGTTTCTCATCTCCATCTGTGCCTGTGTACATATCTGTTTGTGTTTCTTTAATAACTTTATGTTGATAAACTGGTCCATACAAATATGTTTTAGCAGTAAAACTCATAGTATAATTAACTGCTCGTCTTCTTAAAAATGAACCATCATAAACATCTTCATAATTGACATTGGTTAATATAATAGGTATATCTCTTTTAATACTTAAATCTGGTATTACATTTACCGTCACCGTATAATCTGGTTGAAAGTAAGGTAATATTTGTTCAATAATTTGTAAACCTCCTTCAGCTGTTGCTGTAAAGGAATATAAATTCATACTTATATTATAAGGTACAGGATTGTATTGATAGTCCATAACCTTACCATCTGCAGCTGATGTTCTTACTTTTCTATACTTATTAACTCTTTGTAATTTTCTGCTAGGATCATAAGCAATACTAGTAATTTCAAAACCCAATCTTGGTAAAGTTACCGCTACTCTTTTATCTGTAAGGTCTGCTTGTTCATCTAATCTAGCTAAAAACTTTTCTTTAGGAGAATATGAAAGTGGAACTTTTATAGATTGCACCACAGTATCGCTACTATCTTTTCTATGAATAGTAATATTATTAAAAATTGTACCGAAAGCAATAATTAATCTTCTTAAACTTTGATGGTAGAAATGTTTACCAAACATATTTAAAATCCTTCATCCACTTCACCAAAAGGATTTCTTTCAGTAAAGTCTAATATATCATCTGCTGTAGATGATGTTCCAAAACCTGCGTCTGTTTCAAATGCCAAATTATCTGCACCAGGTTGTTGTGTTGCAATTTTGAAATCTTCTTTTATTAGATAAGCAGTATCATCACCTTCTAACAATAATGAACCAACACCAGTACCAGTTTCTAATTGTATCTGATATAGCATTTGGTCTACAGACTTATCAGTTTCTAATGAGTCAATTGCTGAAACACCAGTATCAATTCTTTCAGATGAATATTCAAATCTAGTAACTCTTAATTTATAAACAGGTCTATTATTTAATTGAAAAAATGGCTCTTCATCTTCAACAAATAAGATTTCAAAAAATGACTTCATAAAAGGCAGATATATTAAATCGCCTTCATTAGGTCTTCCCGCTGCTATAAGATTTGCATTATCAGATACTAATTCTTCAAATCTTCTTTTTGATACTACAAAGGTTGAATCATCTCTTATTTCTAAACCAAATTTACTAACTAATTCTTGTTCGCCAGCAAATCCTTCAGTAGTTTCAAAATACATCTCAATTAAATAAGCTGTATTGAATTTTGCTATACTATCTTCGTTTAGTATTATATCTCTATTGATTAATGTACGTGGTAAGTAATAAACATCATGGCCGTGAATCTGTATATTCTCAGCTATTAAATTTTCGTATAATTTTTTTTCATCGGCAGTTCCACCACGCTCAAAATATACATTTGTTGGCATTTGATTATCCTATCATATAAGACACAGGCGTTTCAAATCCTTCTCTAATATCTATTTCTAATTTTGTAATCTCCTCATTAGCTTTATTAAATATATCAGCACCATTGAGAGTAACTCCTCCCATCATAGCTACACCATTGAATTTCATTAAATTTGAACCCCATTGTTTTTTAAATAAAGCAGTTACATATTTTTTTAGAAATAAATCATTATAAACATCTGTCATTGAAACAGGATTTAATTTTCTATAGCATTCAATAATTAAATATTCATCTGTAGAAATATCATATTTCCAATCCATATCAATATATAATTTATTATTATGCTGATTAAATCTTACTGGTTTTTCACCTACTAATATATGGTCTAAAAAATCTAAATGTCTTAATACCATATCATAATGAATTATAGATGTTGAAGAAAAATCGTAAAGGTCATTTAATCTTAATTGATACCGTACATCAAAAAGATTATTGCTATGTTTATCTGATAATGGAAATATTCTTGTAACTGCTAATACTGCTTCTGGCATTACAATAAAATTATTTGCTTCTTTCCAAGCAGTTGTAACACCGTCTTTAGTAATTGAAATAGATGAATCACCATCAGGTGATTTCATTCTTGCTAAATCAGCAGTAGTTAACTGATATTTTAAATAAACACGCTCTACTCCATCATAGTGATATTGAGCAAAATATTGCAAAGCTTCATCTAGTCTATCTTCCAGTTGGTCATCATCTACATTGATTTCCACTACTGGTTTACCTAGATTTCTTAATGCATATTGCTTTAATGTTTCTCTACTTGATGGTAACGCCATTGACTTATATTCCTTTGTTTTATGGTTATATTTATACTATCCTAGGGCAACGGCCTGTGCAATCGCAAATGCTTTACTTGCTTTTACATCTAATTGTGTTTGAGCATTAGATGATAAAGTATTAATATATTGGAATTCTGCACTTGTAACTGAACCATCTGCTATCTTTGTAGCGTCAATGGCTGCAGCTGCTTTAATATTTGCGTCTTCTACATTTGTTAAACTATTTCCTGTGCCGTCAGCATTATAAGTTTTATTTGTTAATGTAGTTGAAGATGAAGCAGTAATAAATCCAGATGAGGAGTTATCATAATTTGCAAGGTCATTATCTACAACAAAATCTATTGTACCATCTGCGTCTTGGTAAGTTACAGTAATTCTTGTTTCAGTATTACTGCCAACCATTGCACCAATAATATCTTGTACTCTTTCAGCAACCAATGAAACTGCACCAGAAGAAACAGAAAAATCTGCTGCTGTAAATGACGCAATACCTTTATTAGAAGTTGAAGCATCCTCTCCTGTAATAGTTATTTTTCTTCCTGAAACTGCTGTATCAATACCTTCACCAGCAAGAAATTCTATATTACCTCCTAATGCTACAGAACCTGCTGTTGAAGATTCATCTGTAAATGTAATACTAGAATTTGCTAATTGAGTATTTGTAATTCCACCACTCTTAATTGAAACTGCACCAGAAGAAACAGAAAAATCTGCTGTAGCAAAAGAAGCAATACCTTTATTAGATGTTGAAGCATCCTCTCCTGCAATAGTTACAGTTGTTCCTGTTGCTGAAGTATCAATACCAGTACCACCAGCAATTGTCATTGTTTCAGAATCTAAATCTATATCTATTGTTCCACTATCAGAAGTTACATCTAAATCTTCTGCTGTTACTTTATCATCAACATATTTTTTAATACTTTGTTGTGAAGCCAAGTGAGTAGCAGAATCACTTACCATATTATCTTCATCTTTAATACCTGCACCTGAATAAGTTGTTGCTGAAATATCACCTACTCTTAAATCACCATCTGCTACAGTTAAATTTCCATTTGAAGTTGCTGTTGCTGTTGTAGTACCAAAAGCAAATTTATCTTCACTTTCATCCCAAAACATTATAGCATTATTACCAGTTGATCCTCTTTCTATAATAATACCACTATCATCACTATTGGATCCTACACCACTATTTAATTCTAATAAGTTATCTGTTACTGCTGTATTTGTAGTTGCTAAAGAAGTAGTTGTTCCTGATACGGTCATATTACCTGCAACAGTTAAATTACCTGCAACAGATAATCCATCACCACTTCCTATTTCTACAACAGTTGAATCTGTAGATGAAATTACATTACCTGTAATATTAATTGTACCAGCAGTTAAATTTGAAACACCTGCTATTGTAGTTGCACTTGCACCTAAAGATATAGATGTTGAACCAACGGTTACTGCTGAATTAGCTAAATTAGCATTTGTAATACCAGCACTACCAGATAACATTGAGTTAACAATATTAGATACTGTGTTGTTAGAGGCATTAATTGTTTTATTTGTAAGTGTTTTAGTTGTGCCTGAAAATAAAGTATCTAATTGACCAAGTGTAACTCTACCTTCAGTACCACCATCAGACGCCATAATTTGGTCGCCAGTCGCAAGTGTATTACTTGTTAAATTTGTGGCAGTATCTATATTAATAATTGCTTCTACAGCACCAAATTCTAAAGCAGAGGCACCTGAATTGACTTTTAAAACTTGTCCTGCACTTCCAATAGATAATGAAGCACCTAAACCACCGTGTGTTAAACCTACTGTTTCACCTGATTGATATTCAGCAAGACCTGTTGCTACGCCATCTGTATATACTGTTCTTATCGGTGTTTTATCTGCCATTTTTTATATTTATCTCCTCTAAAACTGAAACAAAGTTACACCTGAATCAGATAAATTTTGTCCATTTGATAATGTAAATGTATTATCTCCAGTAAATACATATCTATCATCCACAGTTGCGTTAAAATTAAAAGTTGCAGCTGCACTTGATAAACCACCTGCAGCTGTAAAGAAAGGTACTTGAGAAGCAGCTTGTTCAGTAGTACCAGCACCTGTTGATATTACTGATATTTTTTTTGTACCTGCTTTTGAACCTGCTGGTAAAGTTACACCTTCAGCAGATATTGAAAGTTGACCAGAACCATCTGAATCAACAATCGCACCTCCTAGATCCAATGTTTGTCCGTGAAGATATAAAGTCTTCCATCTTAAAGCATCCGTACCTAAACTTCTTGTGTTTGTTGCGTCTGGAACAATGTCTTGGTCTACAGCAGATAAATCACTTGCAACTTCTCCAAAATCATACTTGCCTGTTGCTGAATTATATTTTAATGCGTAACCATTTTGCTGAGCAGCTGTACTAACATCATCCATTTGTGATATTTTTGTTGAACCACCACCACCGATAGATGACATTTGTTGAGTTACTAATTCTTTAAATCTAGTAAATTCTTTTTTAAGTGAAGTTAAATCTGTAATTTTATCTTCTGCTAATGATACTTTATTCTTTTCAGCAATTTTAGATAACTCTTTTATAATATCATTTTGGTCAAGTTTAAATTCTTCTTTTTCTTCTGGAGCGTCTTTACCAATTGTAGGTGCTGTGATTTCTTGAGCACTTAAATCTACTAGTGTAGGCTCTATAAGTAATTGATTGGCTGTGTGTACAGCTTCTTTTATATTTTCTAAAATTTTATCTTCTACTTCAGGTTCTTTAACCTCAATCTCTTTATCAAGTATTAAAGGTTTTTCTTCTTCAGGTTCCCAATTTGGAATACCTTCTTCTTGTTCTTTTTCTTTTTCTTTTTCTTCTTTTAATGAAAAGAGTAATTTTTCTAATTCTGCTAATTTAGTTTGGTCTTTTTCTTGTTGTTCTCTTATAATTCTTTTTTCTTCAGCCATTACTTTAAAGAAATCTGTAATTTCTGAAGCCTTAACAGATACAGATAAATTTTTTGTATCTATTAAACTTTCATTTTCAGTTATAGAGGTTTTAGATTTTTTTTGTTTCTCTATAGCTTTAAAAAAATTTATTAATTCTTTAGACATAACTATTTCGTAACTTCTGGAGTTATTGTTGCAATACCTCCATGCACTCTTTCAATCGTACTATCATTTAAAGTTAATTCAACATCAAATACATAACGACCTGATGTTATCGCAGCTGTTTCAGAATTGGTTAATTTTAATCTGTAAATACCACTTGCAGCTGTAACTAAAGCAGTTGTGAAAGTTGCTGTTGCTGAAGTTGAATCATAAGATTTTCTTATTTGACCATTTAAAGTCATACCAGAAATATCTACAGCAGTTGTTCCATCCGATGTAACTGTAAATTCTTCACTATAATTAGAACCTTGGTCTATTGTAATATTAACAGCAGTCTTTTGTGTACTTCTTGCCATTTTACTTTCTTAATTTTTTAATTTTATTGATTAGTTTTGATTTAGTCAATCTTCGGTCTAACTCTACACCTAATTTACGACCAATCTTTTCTAATTGTAGTTTAGTTTTTTTCTTTAAATCTCTAATATTCTCTTTAGATACTTTACTATCTTTAGGAATATCAAACCCATTTAAAAGAAAAGTTTGTAGTTTTTTAAACCATCCCATATATATCTCCTATAGTTTGATATTACTATTTATAAGATTATTTTATTAAGATTGCTTGTTTTATGTTGTTGGGATATTTGATTCGGTAATAATGCCTTGACTATCGTGCCCTTTTGGTGGGGCATTATACTGACCTTGTTTCCATCTTTGACCAAAGTTAAAAGCTAAAGATATACGCCAACTATCTACACCTTTTAATTTATTCATATTAGGCTCAACTTCGTGGGTTAACCAACCAGGGAACATTATTATACGACCTGGAACAGGTTCATAATATACTTCTCTCCAACTATTTCTAGGTCTTTGAATATCTTTTGTATTCTCAAAAATTGGAATTTGACAATGAGCTTCACCTCTAGGATCTGTAAACCAAATACGACCACAATGTTTTGGTGCTTGAACATAATAACAACCAGCCCATAATGCACCAGGATGTACGTGATTTCTATTGTGTGAGTATTTGTAATTTATATTTGCCCACATATTATCACAATAAGCTTCTGTATTAGTATTATAACTTTCGTGTTTAAAAATTTCACTTTGCATTTTAAACAATTCTTTTATGATGTAATTATACTCTTTACGGTGGTGCATATCTACTGCACTATGCCAACCTAATGAATTGGAACGAACAATACCTTTTTCATCCCTATTTTTCCAAGCAGTTAAATTTTTAATAAGTTTAGTATTAATGTCTTTACTATTTTCTAAATCTTTAAAGTATATTTGAGTAGAGAAAAATTGCTCACCAGTTATTTTATATGTCTTAAATTCTGGTACCTGCTGTGAATCTTTAGTTTTTTTCTTTGCCATAATAATTAAATATAAGTTGGACCGTGTACCCATCCAACAAGTACATATCTTGTTCCTTTAGTTACTTTATTAATTCTATGTGGTAAAAATGATGGGAATATTACACAAGTTCCTTTTTGTCTTAAAGCCTCTTTATTTACAGTAGTGCCTATAAATTCAATATCACCTCCAACATAATCTTTTGGATCTGATAATTGAATTGTAAAACTTAATTTTCTATGTGGAACGCTATTACCAGCGTCTATATGCCAATCATAATGATTACCTTTTTCATATTTCATTATCATAGGTGCGTCAACATCTAAAAATCCTGATATATCAAATTTAAATCTTGCATTATTAGCTTGTTTAACTAACTGTAAAACTCTAGTAAGTGGCCAACCATCTTTATTAATTGGCATAATTTGTTGTTCAACATTACGAAGTTTTTTATCTAAGCCTCCACCAACAACTTCTCCTGACATCCATAATTCTTCTACTAAAGAATCAATAATAGTATCACATTGTTTAGCTTCAAAAAATGTTGTATGTATAATTGAACAAAATAAATTGTTTGCTTTTAAATTAAGTTTTGTTGGTTGAACTGGATCTTTAACTGGATCTTTTTTTTGTCCACTTCCACAAGATATTTTATCAAAATCTTCTTTTGTTTTTTCTTTTTTTACCATAATTATCCTCTTGTTTGTGCTTCTTTTACATTTGAAATCCCTTTAGGATCCACAACAGCTTGCATATTAAAATGTATAAATCTAAATGGTTCCACACCTTTATAATAGATATATGAATGTGGCATATATGAATTAAAAAATATAAATTGTCCTGGTTTTACAGGATAATGTATCTGACTATTTGCATAATTAACTTTTGCTTTTAGATCCTTTAATCGTAAATCTGACATTATTTTACCAGGTCTTGGATCATTAAAAAATGGAT